TTGAACAAAGAAGATTGGCTTAGGTTACTTGAAAAGGCGATAGATAATATCCCTGAAACAGTAACAGCTATCGCAAGTCTAGTGACCGCAATAACGGTCGCAAGGCAAAACAAAAAGCGTAAACCCAAGTTCCGGCAAAAGAAAAGGTAAACGCTAAGAGGTAGGGGCGAAAGCCCCTTACACCTCTATTTTATCAAATGAAAAGAGGAAAAGCAATGGTTAGTGCAATAGCTATTTTTATAATTGCAGTCAATGTATATATTTATCTAAAAAATAAAAAGGACAAATAATATGAGAAAAGTTATTCAAGAATTACTTAACAGTTCTATTTCTACATCTGCTATTTCGCAAGGCGCTGGAGTTCCCTGGACTACTGTTTCTGACCTCAGAAAAGGAAAAACAAGCATGGACAAAATGGCGCTTCTAACGGCAGAAAAGCTCTATGAATTTGCTACAGCTGATAAGCAGTGATTTCGGTCACTGCTTTTATTATTGCAAACAAAAAAACCGCAAGCAAATGCCTGCGGTTAGTTTAAGAAGAAAAATAGAATCTCCTTTCTTTTTTTAATTTATTTAGTAGTGATCAAGCCGTCTGGCTCAACTGTGAACTCTGGCTTATCTGCCATGCTGCCATCTGGTTTGAGATAGTACCAGCCATTGCCATATTTGACAAATTGATCGGATTTCATATCTCCATCTTTTTCATCAAGATAGTACCAAGTTTCACGGTATTTCACCCAGCCTTTAGCCATACGACCGTCTGATTTGAAGAAATACCAACGGTTATTGATATACATCCATCCTGTGACCATAGCGCCGCGTTTATCAAGATAGAACCAGTCTTGACCATCATTGAACCAACGATTGATTAAGCAATAGCCACGATCGTCAAAGTAGAACCACTCATTGTTGATTTTCTTCCAGCGTTTCGTTGGATAAGAGCCATCGGACTCCTCCCACCACCAGCCGGTATCATTGCGTTTCCAGCCACCTTCAGATAGACCGCCTTCAATATCTTTCTTGAATTGCTCACGACTGATTCCCCATTTTGCCAGATAAGGATATGGGTCAACGTGATCTGAGTGGTTGTTTGGTTGGTTATTCGTGCAATACTCATGCGTTTTAATTCCAGCTAAACTCCCTGTATCAAGTGTTTTCGGCAAACCTGCTTCGTCCGCAAGATTTCGCAAAAGCTCAACATAGAGCTTGTAATCGCGCATGAACTCTTCTTTACTTACGTGACTCTCGATCAATTCGACTGCTGCGTAACTCTCAGCATTCCAACCGCCCCCAACATCCCAACTTCCGTTATTTACAGGACCGACCTGCATGACACGTCCATTCCCTACAACGTGAGAAAAGAATCCAAGTTCAGGGTCTTTACGATAATGGTAGTCCGCCTCATTTTGAGCGGTTGAGTTGCGATTTCCTGTTGAGTGCGCATGGACTTGTCGATAAGGTTGTACACCGACCTGAGGCAATCCTTCTCTGTATCTACTTGTATCAATATCCATTATTGTTCTCCTTTCCACGCTTCATTCATCTGTTTAACCGCTGACTCAACGAATGTATCGAGGTCACGGTCGGTCATGCTGATGTTATATTTGCTAAGCTCAGCACGGATTTTAGATCGTGCTTGTTCGAGCTTCTCCTCGCCTTTGTAGCCAGTTTCAGAAGCGACTTGCTCCACGGCATTGACCGCATTTTTGGCCAAGATTTCGACAATCTTGATGGTCTTTTCTCCGCCTTTTTGAACCAGGTAGTCCTTGACAGCCTTGACTGCGATACCTAGTAAAATGACTAGGATACTGACTGCTCCGTTAAGTAAAATTTCATTGATTTGTTGCATTTGTGTTTTCCTCCGTAATTTCTAAATTTACAAATTTGTTAAATAGGGCATCAATTCGCCCATTGCCTCCGAGTTTCTTGTAACTTGAGTGCATTTTATGGATAATATCCGACTCGTGAACCGTTGTATAACCACGTTTAAGAGCAGCCGTGATGTCGCGCTCAAGTCGTAGATACATGGTCACTAGATGTGCTTCATCATGAACTATTAACTTTTCATTCACTTCAGTTATTTTTTGCTTATTATCCTCACCGATAGCATGAATAGTACTCAATTCACCTTTCAGCTCCTTGAACTGTTCTTGGTTGAGGTGACCTGCTTTACTGGCTCGCATGCCGAACCAACCAGTAGCAACAACTCCGATTGTGGGTGCAAGCTGAGTGATTGCATGTATCATTTTCTCTAATATTTCAGACCATGACATAAAATCCCCCTTACTCAATCCGTGGCATTACAACAGTCAGCACACCTTGCTGCAGCATATCAGAGAGTGACTGGTCTTTGTAAGTATAGCCCTCTGTTGCTTGCATCTGGAACTTAAAGATAGTTAGCGTACCTTTTGGCCATTTCGGATTCGTATCGAATGGATAAGGCATGGCAATGATGTCTCCGTTTGAGTAGCGCGTACTCTTGACTAGTGTCTTAACAAATGCTGCTACTTTTGCGTAAGCGTTGGTAGGCATGCCCCCATTTTGAGAGATAGCAAGTGCAATAAGAACCTCAGTGATAGCTGATACTGTGTCAAGGTTTTCCTTATTCTCTACGGTCGCTTGCTCTACCTTAGTTGCCATTTCTTTATTTTGCTTGAGTTGCGCCTCTACCTGGTTAAACTTCTCCTTTTCAGCACGCTGAGGGAAGTTTTCCTGATACAGAGCTTCAAGAGCCATTTCAAACAGCTCCGTATTTGACAAACCGATTTTGTCCGCTGATAGCAAGATAGGTACGATAGCACCGTCTGCATTGACTAACGTGACCTTTGTAGCGGTTGCTGTTCCGCTACCATCATATTCCAAGGACTTTGTCCCATATTCTAATTTCATGCTTTCTCCTTTTTAAATTTTGAATGAAACATTATCGAAGTTGAGCCAAGTGGCGTCAACATTCCCCTTGACAACTACGTTACCACTTGGATAGATTCCGATAACTGCAGAACCATAATCATTGTTTAGTGCGGTCTTAAATAATGTTGTGGATGGTCTGAAATTTTCAGGTAAAGTAAAGATGATTGACTCATGGGCAGTCTTTCCACCTTTACAAGTCCCTTTTAAGTAAATAATGCCGTCAAACGTTTTTGAAAATTGGACATTTCCATAATCTCTATGATGACTCCACCCGTTTTGTAAATTGGCATTTTGCCAAGGCGTTGGATTGCTTTCTGTTTTCGACAAAGCTACATAGTCAGAGTTGTTAGTGGATTTTGATTGCTGGACTAGATAGCGCCATGGCCTCCAGTTATTATCAAAGCCATTCTCTCTAACTGCTATATACCCAAACGATGTGGTGAAACGTTGAATACATTCCTGAGAATTAGGGTTAGGTCTGAATACTTCTAACATCCCCCAAGCCCCAAATGGATTATTTTGAGAGTTGCCGTCTATCCACCAAAAGCCAGTATTTTTCATGGAATTAAAATCCTGTTTGATGATCTTCCCACATCCGTTATTGTCAGTGATTTGATACTGTTGGATAGGATTGTCATTCGCATAGATATCGCCCTTTACATCCAGCGCCCCACGTTCACGGATTTTGTTGACCCCAACCCCTGACCGATCATAAGACAAAACTACGCTCTCTGTGGCCACGTTGACCATGAAATCAGACCGTGTGAACTTGTCCTCTAGTGTACCAATGACGACCCATGACTGATTAGCTAGATAATTGCCAGCAAGATTAGCCTGAGAATTGACTAGGTTTGAGATACTTGTCCAGGATCCAGTGGCTGGTCCTGTGTCTACTTGAAAATTAGTAGTCCCAAGCCGAGCAACTTTGAAAGTCAAGGTCATAGTGTTCTTTTGGCTGCCTGAGACCGTCAGAGGGGCGATTTTTGCGTTTCGCGTAACTGTCAATGTGCTAGAGGTTGAGCCTGTTCTTGCTATGCTAAAGCTCAATGCTGGAGCAAAATATTCAAGCACGGTCACGGATACCTCTCTAGTATCAGACCAGCGTCCACGGCTATCAGACACGCTCGCTCTGATTTTGATTGTGCCGTGATAATTCATAATGCCTAAGCTCCCGCCGTTTGAGCTTGTAGACTGGTTTTTGCCGACGATTTCGGCATAGTATCCAGTAATGGATGAGCCGTAAGAGCCGACTGCGCCATTAAATCCTACTTTGATGTTGGAGATTACTTGGATGAACGTATCAGACTTAGGGATGAGGTTTTGAGCCGCACCATTTAGGTCCGACAGGGAAACTCCTGTAAATGTGGGTTTCACATTTGCTGGCACGCTTGCCGTGAATGTGGTTGACTGTGTGCCTGTCTTGGTAGAGCCTGAGTAGGTATCGACAAAGACAGTCCCTGTGCCACTCGCTGAGTTTGGGATGTCATTGGCAAAATCAAGAGGGATCGTCCACGTTGTGGATGTGTCTACATTCGTTGCAATCGTTCCACTCTTACCAGCCCAGGAATAGCGCACTGTGTGCTTGAAACTTGAACTTTGACGATTAATGTTGATAGTGACCGAACTACCAATAACTCCAGCTCTCACGCTTACAGAGCTAGAGCGTGGTATAGTCGTCAGACTGAGACTTGCTGAAACCGTGATAGTCCCATGCAATCCATTATTAGGGTTGAACGTACAAGAGATAGGGAGCGTTTTAGTCCCGTCTGCGTTGTGGCTGATTGTACTTGAACCGCTAGCCAGCGTGTACTCCTCGCCTGATGTCTCCCAGGTCGGATAGCTGTAATGCACATTACTGCCGTCTAAATTGAGAGACAACGTACTGTCTCCTTGATGGTTATGAGTATAGTAGGCGCCTGTACGGCTAACTGTCATCCGCCAGTTGACAGTTGAGGTGTTATCCGTGATACTCTGAGAGCCCTGCTCTACATAGACATTGAGATACAAGCTCCCACTTGAACTACTAAATTTAGCCATTTTACTCCTTTCTATCCTACATAGCGGATAACGTTCATGTCGGGATTGATGTGATATTGTTCCTCTCTAAATCGTCCAATTTGGATAGTCTTAGAGAAAATCCCGTTTTCAATGTGGATTACACCTTGACTGATGTACATAACCTCAACCCCAGCACTAAACATCGAAATTCGCCCATTAGGGTTGAACATCATACTAGAGCTACCATCATTCTTACCAATTACAAGGCCCTCATTTGATGAGCTCATATAAGTATCGATGAAATTCCAGCGATCAGAGAGCTCTCCAAGATCCTTAGCGATATTAGAGACACGCTGACTAGCTGAAATCAAATCTTTCTCAGCTTGTGCTCTTGCGGTCTCATTTGCGCTAACAAAGTCCTTATAAGCCTTTATCCAGCTATCAAGTGTATCAGCACTAGCCTTGGCCTCTAACTCAGCCTGAATAATACCAGCTTTCTCATTGAGCGCATTGAGTTGCTCCTGAGTTAGTGCTTGGTCTGCTTTAGAGTCAATGTCTCTCTGGATATCTTCAGTAGCTTCTGAAAAGTCTGTAGAGACTGTTCCTACCTCTACTTTTGGAAAGGCAATCCAAACAGTAGCAACAGTAAAAACATGTAAAATCAGCTCATTACTTGCATTGGAGTTTTCTTTTTTCGTCAACTCAATGTCATAAAATTTCCAATCCGTAGTCAGCGAGACACCTTGAATAGTATTTCTATACCCTGCTCTAGCTTGAAAATTCGTATTATTGACAGTGGACTTTGCCCAAAAACTAAAACGAACAGATTTATTTTTCATCTCGTCAGCGGTGCCCAAACGTGTATCCCCACCGGTTCTAAACGTAACTTTTTGATTAGTCGCCTTACCGTTATAAGTAGATACAATTTTCAAAGTATTAGCTCCTCTGAATTTACTATTAGTATCTATGCTTAAGGTAAGCTGTCCTTGTGTTTGCTCCTGACTATCATCTAAAAAGTAAGTTGAGTATCGCTCTCTTAGACTACGTTTGAATAGTGAATTAAGAAAGAGATTTCTTCCACCGACCTCAACTTTAGCCCAACGATCAGCCCATTTGTACTTCGTTTTATCTGCGCTATCAGGTTTCTCATAATCTGAATAATGACCAAAATAACGCTGCCCGTTATCTGTCATTGTTAAACCAGAACCATCCGCATTGTCAGAATAAGCAAAGTGAACATAAGGAGTTCTTCCATCTGCTCCTGGTTTACCTGGTAGCCCATCAGCGCCATCTCGTCCACGCCATCTCGTCCAGCGATAGTCAGCAGGATTGACACTGTCAGTTGAGTTGAAATCAACATAAACCCCTATATAGGCCTTGTCGGCATTTGTCTGGCTAAATCCACTACCTGAGATAGTATCGGCGTAGGCAATGTGAGTGTACTTTGTACGGCCGTCGGCGCCTTTAGGACCAGGGATACCTTGGTCACCTTTTGGACCTTGGAGTCCTTGTAAGCCACGTTCTCCACGCTCACCTTTCTCCCCTCGGTCTCCTTTAGGACCTATTGCTCCCTGTGGTCCAGGGTCACCTTTAACACCTTTTTGACCAGTTTCCCCCATTTTTGAAACAGAAAAACCTGTCTCTGATGTTTTATCTGTATAGCTCCATGTCGTTTTAGTCCAAAGATATTGTCCGGCTGGAACGCTAGGGATTTGAGATACCCATCCGCTAGTTGGTGGAACAGTTCCTGATGTGGAGCTAGCATAGACTACGGTTGTTGCACGGATACCCACGCCATCCTTGCCAGCGACACCATCTCTACCAGTATTTCCGTCTCTACCAATTCTAGCGACTGAATAGCCAGTCTCACTAGTTCCATCTGTATAATTCCAAATTGTTTTCGTCCAGAGATATTGTCCGGCAGGAATAATTGGGACAGAGTTTGTCCATCCAGAACTAGGTGCGCTAGCCCCTGATGTAGACGATGCGTAAGCGATGACAGTAGATTTTAAACCCACTCCATTCTTACCAGCAACGCCATCTCTACCTGGGTCTCCCTTATCCCCTTTTTGGCCATTCTTGCCATCAGATACATTTACTAGAGAGATTTCGTCAACTGCGACTTCTTCATTGTCTATGTAAGCTGCAACAGTCAATGTGATTACGCCAGAAACATCTCTCCCCCTCGCTGTGTAGGTCTGGCCTGTTGTTACAATCCCATTTAGAGACCACCTCCATGAAACTCCAGCTATCAACTTACTGCCCTTGTAAAGTGTAGGAGTGATAACACTTTCTCCAGTTTGATTTTTAAAAATGATACCATTGCTAGTCGATAGCTTGATGATGTAAGGTTTAGACTGCTCAAATAAGCGCTCAAGAGCCTCTTGTATTCCGTCCGATAACTGATTTTCAAAGGATTTAAAGTTTGAAAAGATTGTTTTGTTGCTTGCTGGATTTGAAAAGCTGATTTTTTGTTCAGTAACTCGCGCTTGAACTACCAGTAAAGGATTGAAACCAGCATCATGAATTTTGACTGTATCGCCGATCTCAACATCGACAAAGCCATCTACCTCGTAAGTGATAGCTGGATAACAATGTTTTTTAAGTTCATTGTATGCTAAACGCCGTAATTCTTTAGGGTTGTCAGTATCGTAGCTAAAATCTTTTCTCGTCCATTGATCATCAGCTGTACCGTGTGAGAATGTTGAAGGATAGAGCTGCATTGAGATTGGAGCATAAAGCGACTCGTTGCGCTGGTAAAACTCACAAATACCGTCTTTGTTATACTTTTTCCATTCGTCAAGACCTCGGATAGTTACCACTTCCTCAACCTCTTCACCAGTTCCATTTTTAACACGTCTTTTACCTTTTGGACGGATTGTATTGAAAATGCCAGTCTTATCCACTCTACGGGTGATAGAAGTGATATTTTTGCCATATTTTAAGCTTATATCATTTCTGATACGGCCTACGCCTTGATGTATATCATCGTTTTCATGATAGACATTGATAGCAAATTTCTTAATTGTACTGTCAGCGTTTAACTGTGTATCAAATTCAATCTCAGCATCAAAGCGTTTGGCTAGGCTTAATAGACGGGCTAGTTTGGTTTCTTGCCCCTCCCATTCAAGAGTGCGCTTGTAATCTGAAATTTCATTGATGCCTATGGAAAGATGAGTATAGTTTAACAGGTCCATGGCCTCACAATATTCAGCAAAGCTCATCGCTTTTGTAGCCTTGTACGGATTGGCTACTTCATTGATCAATTCAAGATTGAGGTTTTCACAATAGCATTTTATCGTTTGCTCATCTTCTTCAACCTGCATAACGTTGAAAATAAAGCTCTTGCCATGATATTTAAACGATACCCACGCCCGTTCATTAAGATAAGAATAGGCTTTTTTGGTTGGAGTGTCTGACTTGATAGCCTTTTTAACTACAGTGAATTCAAAAGTGGATGATCCTGTTTGTAAACTTCTAGTCCAGGTATCGTTATAAAAATTAAGTGTGCTTTGCTTGCTGTTATCAACAAAAGCAACTTTTTGCAAATTTGCATCATGAATCGTTAATAGCATTATAGCCACCTCTCTTCAAATTCAATCGTTACCGTCGGATGTTTTTTGATAAAGCTAGAGAAATACATCTCTAATTTTGAATTACCTGGAGGGATAGAGAGCCATTGAGAACCATCAACAACCTCCCCAGCTTTAGCGATGCCATCAATATAGACCGTATCATCTTCACTGTTGATTACAACATTTGAACCCATAGGATAACGATTGGGAATGTCACCCGTCATAGGTACAAAATCCTTACGGAACATCAACTCGTCTATATACATGTGCGATACCATAGGCTTGTCGTGATAAGCTCCTAGAGTGACATGAATTTTAGCTGATTTTTTGCCCTTAATTTCAGGGATAACAAAGTTGTAATTTGAGCCATTGTAATAAACCTGTACTGTGCTATCATTACGCTTAATCTCAAATTGCCCTCTATCTTTACTAAACGGATTTGAGATATTGTCGGATGTACCTGTGAAATTTAGAAGTTTTAGAAAGTTATATTTACCTTTACCATCTGAACCAAAGATATTAAATTCGCATTCTTGTCCTTTAGAGCGCTTAAATGTCTCAACGCCATACAAGAATTGACCGCTTGTATCTGATACAGTTATTTTGATAAAGCCATATTGAGTTGCTGACTCTGCTTGAAAAACTTGCTTACAGAATAGATAGTCATTGAGTGAGCCGCTTTCACCTGCTGTATCTACTGGAATATCCCATGATAATCCTGTTGCATAGTTCCCGTAGCGACCTTGAATAGTTTGATCTCGTAGTCTGATGTGCTTCTTGTTCCACAATGTAGTCAATTCAGATGCCCCAGTCACTGTCTCACCGTTATCATTTGTGATAGCCCTATTTTTAACCGCTCGATTGAACGCATCTGAAAGCCTATCACCTCTAAAATCCAGCAAAACCTCGGATTTTTTAACAATGCCAGTGTCAGCTTCCTCACGATTTCCAACTTCAAAGACTGAATTGTTATTGACAACTCCAATATATCCATTCTCAGCAGTATGCTTAACTCGGATAATTGGAAAAGCCTCAACGGTTCCGTTATTTACTAGGTCAAAAACCATTTTATCGGTTGCGCTCTGTGCATTTGTATCGCTATTGAAATTCTTATAAGCTGAGCTATGGGCCACTCCATCTGGCACGATGAATTTCATTGAACCAGTTGACCGTCGCCCGCTCGTCTCCTGCATTGAAATGCTTTCAATCGGCATAGCCAGATAGTATTTGTCAGACTCATCTGAGAAGATAAGTTTTTTAGCGCCGTCAACATTAAAAATACCCGCAAGCTTATGCTTGAGGGTATTTCTGTCTTTAGACCAGATGGAAAAGTCTACCTTGATATATTTTGCATCAATGTTTTGTTGCTGAATATTGACTCCGATTCTTGGTGCATAGTCGATAGAGATAGAGCGATTGTTCCCGATATCTCGCTGGATGTCATGAATTTCAATAAGATCTCGAAAATCAGTTTTATTGAAACGCATTGTCACTTCACTCATTCAAGCACTCCCTTCATTCTTAGTGTCATTCTTTCTCGCTCTTTCTGCTTCTTGGTTATAATATCCGTCACTATAGTGCTATCCATATAGTTATTCGTGTCCTTGTTAAGGATAGCAGTAAGGATTTTTTCTAAACTTGACCTTAGAATCCTCATCTCAGACACGACTTTATCTGTATCTTGCCCGTTCTGAATACTTGTGGTCTGGATTGTGATATTGCGTTGCGCTTCTTCCATTTCACGGAGAAATTTCGCGTCGCTCGGGATCCCGATACCAGAGGCATATTTAGGGATACCCATCTCACGCATCAAACGTCTGGTCTTATCAGCTCGCAAGACCTTAGAACCTTTTGGAAGAGGGAGCAAGACATCGCGACCTTGTGGGATGAAACTCCGACCATTTGGAAGAGTAACCATTTCTTTGTAGTTGCTATTTCTTTGGTCATTAACAATAGCAAGACCGCCCGGGTGATAGTTGGTCCCGTGAGCATGCTTGCTCGCAAAGATGTTCGTAAAGAAATTACCAGTCACGCTATCAATCCAGCTCTTAATACCTGAAAGAACACTAGAAGCATTATCTTGAGCGTTGATAGTAACTGTTTTGTCCTGGATACCATTCACACCTGTTTTGACCTCGCTAACAGTCGCAGAAGTGCTATTCTTAGCAAGAATATCCACTGGATTATATTGCTTAATAGCATTGATAGCACTGCTCGTCTCGTTTCGCACCCCTCCCGTTTGATCAGCAGCAAACAAGTTGATAGGAGCTTCTTGTCTTGGTGAATTAACACTCAAAATAGCGCTTCCGACAGCTGCGCTCGTATTGTCTACCGCATCCAAAGATTTCGTCTCAGCAGATGCAAAATTCCAAGCCGTAATCTTATCGATAGATAACTGGCCATTGTTCAAAACATTTGTAGGATCTGCCTTCAAATCTTTTGTAAATGGAGTTGTAGCATTCCATGTTGTCAGAGTATCAGTCGAACGAGAGACTGCTTTTCGGACGCTCTCATCATTGGCAAGTAACTCCTTCTGTTTTGGAGTGAGAGCTTCGTAGTTAGCTAGAGCCTTTGAAGCTTCCTCCGCCTTGTTCATGACATCAGCATTCTTCATGAGGAGTTCCTTGACTTTGGCCGGCATACTGTTCCATGTTTTAAGATGAGTTTCACTATCAAAGATAGCTTGTAGACCAGCTTGGTTCTTGACAATCACTTGCTTTTCTTCCAGCGTCATGTCTTTCCATTTACCGGATTCAACAAGGGCCTCTGCGATTGTGGCACGAGCATTTGAGTTGATATCCGCAGTTTTAGCGATAAACTGCAATTGTTCCCAACCTTCTGCAGATTTAGCAGCTTCTCCGATGACTTCTTTTACGTTGGACTTGACTTCAAAATTACCATTTTCATTGATGTTACCGACAAGCAACGACCAGGCATCGTTAGCCTCTTTCACTTCCTTGCTCATTTCACTAGTGTAGTTAGCAAGGATACTATGTGAATTCCCTACCTTTTGAGAAGCTTCCGCAGCTTTCTTTCCGATTTCTTCATAGGACAGACCGTATTCTTCCAGAACTTTCTTAGCTTCTTCCCAGTAATTATTTCCAGTGCTTGAACGAGTTCGAGTCTTCCACTCCTCATCCATAGCTTTCATAACCTGATAATACTTATTTCCCAGAGCTTCCATTGTCTGGTTATGTTTCGATTCAAGTTCTTGAATTCTCTTATTATAAGTTTCTTTGTCAATCGCTTTTCCGTTAAGCAACTCTTTCAACTCACTTTTTGAGGTTTCATAAAGTTGTTTTTCTTCATCTAAGGCTTGTTTCAAAACATCTCTAGTATGCTTCAGTTGCGTTTCGTTCAGACTTCTGATATCGCCATTCAAAGCTTGTAAAGCTGCCGTCTGTTGTTCAGCCGATAAATCCATCATTGAGAGTTTGGCTTTGATCATCTCATTCTGATTGTTCAGAATGATTTCTTTCTCCTCTTGAGAGAACTTTCTCGCATCACCATTATGGCGCTGATAAATCTCATTGATTTGATTCATCATGGACTCAGTATTAGATACGACCTGAGCATTTTTCTCCTTCGCTCTTGCGATATCATCCTCACTAAGACCCCACTTAGCACCCAACTCTTCCATTCGTTTGTTGGTTTTATCCGCAGCAGCAGCAATCTCATCGTAAAGCTTTTTAAAGGCTCCAGAAACTTTTTCAACGTCTCCAGCGTGGGTGCCAAAATTTGCGACGGCCGTACTGGTTTCATCAACAGTCTTTTGAAAGCTTCGTAATTCTCCACGCTGAACATCATCTAATGTAGAGCCAAATTCCTCCGCTTTGATACGAGCCTTATCTTTCTCGTTAGCTAGATAGGCTAGACCATAAGCCAGCAGAGCCGTGCCTCCGACTAAAAGACTGACAGGACTCGTCAATCCAGCTAAAGCTGTCTTGAGTAATCCAGTTTTTCCAGCAGTCTCAGCTACCTGAGTTCCCAGCTCAGCCGCTTCTGTACCTGCTTTTTCAAGACTTAACCCCTTAGAAAACAGACTCGCAACCTTACTACCTCCTTTAAAGAGATAACCTAATCCTGTTGATGCATTCCCCAGCATATTTAGCAACGGGTACCCCAAAGCTAAGAAACCACCAAAACCAAGTACTAACTTCTGTGTACTTTCGGGTGCCTTATCTAACCACTCAATAAACTCATTTGCCTTTTCAAGGAGAGGCGTGAGTAGAGGCAAGAGTTTCTGACCGATATTGATTTGAAGCACTTCCAAACTTGACTTGAATCGCTCTACCCCATTTTTAGATGATTTAGATAACTCATCCGCCAATTTCTTAGTATATCCACGAGCATTTTCAGTTTCTTTAGTAAGTTTACGTAGCGCATCTCCTCCTTGATTGATAAGAGCATTCATCCCAGTTTGAGCTTCAACACCAAAGGCACGAGCAATAGCAGACGATTTCTCAGCATCTGTCCACCCTTTTGTTGATTCCTTGATGCGATCAATGATATCTGGCAACTTCAATGCACCAGACTGGAATTCTTCAACGCTAAATCCTAATTCACGCATTGCATTCGCATTAGATTTAGAAGGCTTGAGTAATTTAGAAAGCGCACCCCGTAAAGCTGTACCAGCCTTCTCACCAGCGATGCCATTATCAGAAAGAAGACCGATAGCTGCAGACGTTTCCTCGATAGACATCCCCAAAGAATGAGCCACAGGACCTATATACTCCATAGCTAGCCCCATATCTGAAAAGCCCGCCGATGTCTTATTGGCCACATAAGTCAAGCTATCTGTAACACGGTTCGTATCCTTAGCCTCTAGCCCAAACTGACGCAAGATGTTAGTCGAAGCATTCATTACCACGTTAAAATCATCGCCCGATGCCTTAGCAGCATCTAAGATAGCAGGCATAGCAGCAATAGTCTGATTAGCATCAAACCCTTTTTTGATGATTTCCTGCATCCCCTCATTGATGGAGGATGTTGAGATACCATACTGTTTCGCCCAACCTTTCGAACTCTCACCCAATTTTTGTGTGGTGCTATTCAGTTCATCCGCAGTTGGGATAGTATCTGCTAGGAGCGACTTGGTCGTATTCATTTGACTTTCAAAGTCTATAGCTTTCTTAGTTGACAGGGCAAAACCAGCAGTAAGAGCTGTTGATACAGGCTTCATAGCATCACCCATTGCACGGAGTTTTTCGCCACCACTCTTAAAGGTATCTCCTAGCTTGTCCATTTTCCCAGCCCAGCTATTTTCGCGACCAACATCTTTCAAAGCTTTTTCAACTCCACGTAGCTGGTTTTCCATTGCAGCTAACTTAGCATTTTCGCGCTGAATATCAGCAGCAGCCTTGTCAAACTTAGCTGTCCCAGGATCAAGTTTGTCAAAGCTTTTCTTCATCTCATCCAAGACTTTACGCTGTGAATCAATAGCTTGTCCTAAAGTCTTATATTTTGCTTGAAGTAACCCAGCATTTTTTTCATTTCCTTTCAATGTACTATCCAAAGAACGGACATTATTTTGAAAGTACTTTACAGCGTTTTTTGCACCATTCAGAGTAGGGTTGAACTGTGACACGTCCAGCCCTAGCTCGATATACATCTGACCTAACGGCGTACCGCTTGCCATATTGTTCTCCTTCCTAGCCTTTCAGGTAAAAGAAAAAAGCCCTTGCGGACTTTTCTTATTTTTATTTCTTATAATCACTAAAAGCCATAGACATCATTGCCCATATAAAAACACCTAGGAGGCCATATCCATATAAAGGCAAAGAAGCGATGATGAATGGCGACAATAATATCTGCCCAATCGTATTCCCAAAGTTCGTACAAACACAGTAAATACCAAAACAGATGTATATTACAAAAGTCAATGTCCAAAATAGACACCGCCTGCGATTTTGCTCTACCATCTTCATCCTACTCACCTCCTTACCCTTATTATATGCCTATTGAAGTGTTTTGTAAAGCCTTTGCATCAGATAAGCTGGATAAAGTCAGCAAGATCCATGACTTCCTCAGTTTCAGCAGATTTAGTTTCACCAAGAACGCCCATCAGGTCCTCCCAGCTCGTATCCATAACATCTCGGATACTCATACCGTATGGACCCTCAGTAGCTTGCTTGACAAACCTATAAAACCGTTTCAGTGCTTCACTTGGCTTTATTTTTTCTCCTTTGGGTCAACATCACCCACCAGATGAGAGTAGATATCTGCAAATACTGCAAAAATATCTGCCATGTCCGTGAATTTCAAAAGCTCTTCCACTTCCAAATCTTCAAAGAGTGAGGCGATGAATTCCAACTGTTTGTCTAATTTCTCTACCTCTGACATATCAGATGATAGTGCTTCATTGAGGATCAGATAATCACGATAGTCCTTAGTAGTAATTTCCTTACTAGTTTTTTGAACATCTTGACCTTTTTCATTTTTAATTAAAAATTTAACCTTAGCCATTTACTTTCCTTTCTAGAAAAAAGATAAAAAGAGAGCTTGCGCCCTCTCCCTACACTGCAGCAACCATTTTAAGTTGACCTTTGAATTTCTTGAGCTTGGTTTCATCCTTACCAATATATTTCACATAGTAAAGACCATTTGTTTCAGTATTGTCGCTTGCGATAGCAGCAAAGCTCAAGCTGTCATCTGGAAGTTCTTCTTGCTTATCTTTAAGTGTTTCAAGCTCTTCAGCGTCCATTGAAAACTGACCTTTAAAGAACCCGACCTGCGCCTGAGTCCCATTTGCAGTCTTAGACTCAAGCATGACAGCACAGAATGGAGCAACCGTATCAGCACCGATGCCAATGATTTCATCTTTGATTTGGTGTCCGAGAATTTTAGCGAGTACTGTCGAAGGGATATCAACCGCAGTCATTTCCATCTTAACATCGCCCACACCACGGTTTGATACGTGGTAAGCGATATCACTACCATAGGTTTTTACTGGATCACTTGCAAGGCCTGAAATTTTAGCAGTACGAGTCGCACCCTCTCCTGTCTTACCTTCGATTACGAAAAGGTTCTGTCCGAGCGTTGGAGCAGCGTTACCATCCAACACACGAATTGTCATACGTTTAAAACCAACTAATGCCATTTATAGCACCTCTTTCTTTAATTTAGTATTCTTCGTATAGAGTGCTCTGACCTTTATAGGTCCGAGCATCTACATAGCGCTTGATATCAGGAATCCATTGTTCCAGACCACCTTCAGTCTGATAAAATCCCTGATTTTCCATTATTTTTTCAATTCTTCCTTGGAGTTCCTTACACTCCACTCGATCAGTAGACTCTACATTGATTTGATAGAGAAAAGTCTTAGCCAGACTAGTATTGCTCCCATGAGCCGTCTGCATCGGAGGACCGACAGGGATAATGACAATACTTGTTTCATCATCTCCCAAGGTCTCAGGACGTTCAAATGACTTGATACTAATACCAGATAAAGACTCATCTTCTTCCAAAGCGTTGGAGAGTTCAGTTAATTTGTCCTTAATCATTACAAAAACTCCTGTTTTAATTTCATGCCGACTTTAGATTTGAAGACTGGTTTGCTGCCTTCAAAAAAGCGACGCATAATACCGAAACCACGAGGATGTCCATTCTTTGCGTATCCAAATTCATTTAAGTGAATAAGAGTCCAACGAGGACTTTTGAAACCTAATTTAACCATTGGAACACCACTAGCAGTACCTGTCACATTTCCATGAACAACCGCACCAACCGTCTTCCCAGTGTCAGCGTACACCGCCATAGCCCGTTTGAAAGTAGGCTCAAACTCCTCAACCGTCTCCTTCAAAGTCTTGTTGACCTTTCTACGAACCACTGGCTCACCTAAACGAGCCTCGATATTCCTCAAAACATCATCAAATCCTTTTAGATTAGCTCCACTAGACATCACGACCACCTCCGATAATAACTATCAAAAAGTCCCGATTATGATAATCGGGACGTACATCGATGATTTGCCATTTTTTACCTTTTAGGCGCAAATCCTCAACTTCGACAAAGTGGCGATTGTCAGGTTGGTAATCATCCAAAGGATCACGAATTTTCAAAGTCATCTTAGCTTTCAATGCCTTACCTGTCGCAATCTCAATATCTTTGAAGCTAGGTGAGTAAACTTGGCCCATCGTATAAAAAGCCTTCTTGTAACTCACATCACGGCCATCAACCCCCTCTTCAACTTTAGAAGTATAGAAAGTCAGGGGAGTCCTCAAGTCTCCGTTTTGAGACTCAGGCTTCTTGTAACTATAGCTAGGACGATTAGTATAATGGGACATCAGGCGTTGTTACTTCTGTAGTTTTTTCTTCCCATTCAACAAAGTCAGGCAGCGCTTCGTTGATTTCATCAAAGCGCTCTTTTGACGCTTCAAATTCTTGACCAATGGAACGAAATACCCCTTCTTTGAGGTCGTAAAAGCCTTTTAAAACCTTAATCATGTTTTTCCTCCGGTTTGTAATTTTCTAGTGACAATGCCATCAAATCCCCTTGAAAGTTCCCGTAAAAGAACTCAACTTGGTCATTGTAGGCATATCGAGCACGTTCTAAGATCAGCTCTCTCACTTGTGGATCGGTAGAGTCCTTACTACCGACCAGACTGAGGATGGCTGACTCAGAACTTTCCAACATTTGGGAGAGGTTATTATCCTCTCCACTATGAAAAATCCTCATCCGCTCCTTGAAAGATTTAAGAAGTGGATGAAGTTGTTCTTCTGGAGTCATGGCTCAACTCCTAGATTAGGCTTGGGGAAGTTGTAGATTCCAGACTGCAGCAGTCTTTTCATCGTGAGCCTTACCGTAAGCAAATTGCTTAGCGGTGTAAAGGTTCAAATCTTCCAAAGCATAGGTTTCTGTGTAGCGACCGAGTGAAATACCGCCACCGACAAAGGCATCGTAGCGACCTTTGACAAATGTAGTTACTTTACCAGCCGTCTGTGCCACAGATTCAACCAAGATAAGGTTGAATGGCATAGCTGTGATATAAACAGCTTGAGCGTTCAATGAAGTGTATTGTTTCTTCACATCCCAAGCGTCAGCTGTATTAACAACCATTACAAGGTTACCTTCTACTGCAACTGGAGTTTTTCCGTCTGCTTTAACAGAGTGATGTTTGTAAACCTTTGTCAATTCTTTGACTACGGTAGCTGAGTCAGCAAAAGTCAACTTAGTAGTTTGAGCTGTTTTTTCAGCATGAGTTGTATGGTCGCCTGAAACAGTTCCTGTAATAGTACGAGAAAGTCCGATAGGTTTATTATCCCCATCACCGTTCAAGAAAGCAGCTTCAAGGGCAACTGCAAAGGCTTCTGTGATTTGAACAGAGACGAATTTTGCCAACCAAGCTGGTCCGAATTTTTCAGCATCTTTTGGAATTACAACGAAAGCAGTCAATTTGTGTTGGATTGCTTCTTCTTCGTTGAATTGTTGTTTGAGTTGTCCTTGGATTTCTCCATTGATTTTTCCCCAAACAGCTTGACCTGTTTGCTCTGATTTGAGGAATTTCAAGCGGATACCAGCATTTTTAAGGCCAATGTGTTGAAGGAGTGGGCGAGATTGTACCAGATCTTCAAAGATACGGTCAATGATTTCTTGTGGGATGAGCTTCTCAATCCCTTGAGGTGCGGCTTTTTCAATGTTATTGAAAAACTCACGAGCTTCAGCGGTCAGCTTGGCATCGTATGGATTCAAGGCAGAAACTTCTTCACGGGCAGCATCACGAGCTTGGGCCATCATTTCATTGGTCATGGACTCAATCATGTCATTGTATAGCTTCGCTTGTTCTTCTTGAGGAGCGCCGTTTGTAACGGCATCCAAAAATGCCTGACGTTGTTTTTCAAATTGATTAGATAATTTCATTGTCATTCTGTTTTTCCTTTCTTAAAACATAAAAAGACCGAACCCTTTAGGAACAGCCTTGTCTGTATTTTCATTTTGTTTTTCTGGCAGTTTAGCTTCTAGCTTTTCAGCTACCAGTTCAGCGATTTTATCAATATCTGGTGTCATTGCTGACCTCATTTTTTCGATAAAATCACTTGGGATCATAGGAGTTTCACTCGCTACCAGAGTCGGAGCAACTTCATTTGTAAACATAATCTTATCTACAAATCCATGATTCAAAGCTGATTCAGCATCAAACCAGGTAGTCTTGTTCATCAATCCAAGCAAGTCATCAAGAGCCTTACCAGTCTTATGAACATAGGCACTAGCAATCGATTTGTTAAATCCTTCTAGTACCCCAGCCTCATGAAGCAAGGCATTATGGTCTCCATTTACTTGAGTTGAGACATTGTGGATCATGATTTGGGCAGTCGGACTGATTTCAACCGTATCTCCTGCCATTGCAATCACGCTTGCTGCGCTTGCTGCAATACCGACAATTTTCACGGTCACGTCGCCAGGATACGAGCGTAGAGCAGTATAGATTTCACTACCAGCATAGACATCACCTCCACCAGAATTGATATGAACCTCAATCGGTTCGCCACTCTCAGGAAGTACGACATCTTTCGGAGCGGTTGCATCCCACTCAAGCCAATCGTAAAGCCATCTGTCATTGTTTGATACAATCGTACCCTTAATCGGAATTACCTTCATCTTCTTTCTTACCTCCTTTCTCTAACTGTTCACCAAGTTGATAGTTTTTGGTGATGAGGAATTTATCGCCACCAGGGACAGATTCTAAGCCAAGTTCAGAGCGCACCTCGTTTCGAGTCATCGCTCCAGAAGAAATAAGCTTATCAATGTTTTCGGCAAGTGCAAACTTATCTTTCTGACCTTCGCCAATGATTACAAATAGATTATTGCGCTCGTATCTCCCTCTTGACACTAAAGCGAAATTAAGCCCATCACTCATTTTCTTAACAAGCGATTGGTAGCAATAACTATTAAACATTTTTTGGCTATTTTCCAGATTGGCCATGTCTCCGTGAATTAAGGCTGTTGGAATCCCTAAGATATCAGCGACCTCATCATCAAATTGCCGACGAAGTTTCTTCAACTCATCAACAGAAATATTTGAAGTCCCTGTTGTATTCGTATGCTCGGAATACTCCATTCCATCTTGAGCAGGAACAATGGCAATCGTCTTAGTGCTAAATGATTTAAAAAGACCATCAGCATATGATTGGAGTTTATCACGCATCTGCTTATCAAAACTCCCATTGTTTTTGGTTTTCAGAGTTCCTCTGATTTGATTATTCCTAGCCAAGGCCTCGACCAAACGAGTGTGCAACTTCTCGTAATCAGCAAATAAGTCAGAAATATAATCTTGCAGTCGGTTATTGTTGTACTGTAAGAAAATGACTTCGCTCATCCTAAAACGCTTCTCAAAGGTGTATCCTCTACAAGTCACATACTCAAACACATCATCATAAACAGCATATTTAGTTCGTGTGTAAGAGTCAGCAACGAGTAGCTGGTCATCAGTTGTAAGAAAGATTAGGACCTCATTCTTAGTAATCAACCTGTAGACGACCTTTTGCCAAAAGTCTGATGCAGATTCGTTCTTGTTTGGTCTCACATTCAGTAAGTAGTCCCAATCAGAAGACTTGGCCTTACCGTTTTCTTGATATTTAAATGCTGACTTAGCGAAAATTCGAGCGATAAACTCAGCTGACTTATCAATCGCTAAGCTTTTAAGTTGCAGATTCCCAAACATCCGCTCAAGATCCTCGAAATCAAAACTAACCTCTGGTACTTCACGCTTAAATAAATTCAGTAACCCCAATGCACTTCCTCCTTTCTTTTAGTTTCTGCCGACCACCCACCCAAATTTATTTTTTAAAACTCCCAGCCATCAATCATGTCGAGAAATTCACCGACATTCGACTCTTGCACCAGCTCCCTCTTGTAAAGAGCAGCAAGCAACGCATGGAAACCATCCGTCTTTCTTCTGACAGGTTCTTTCTTCAAGAAACGCTTATTGCCATCCTTATCCTCTTTGATGTAGGTATTATCCGTATACCAAATCATAGAGTTATCACCCTCAAAGACAAAACGCTCATTAGCAAATCCATCTTCGATAATTGGCGCAACCTTCGATTGAATCGCCCCAGGGTTCCGCAAGAACTCATATTCAAAACCAGCCTCTTCCAAAAGAGGTTTCAACAAGTCCATTCTGAAACCATCAGCGCATACAAGCTCAATCTGATAAAGATTTCTCCATTCCTCAAGTTTAGCAATCAAAAGTCTAGGATCAATACTCGGACCATCAACGATTGTAAACAAGCCTCTGTCTGCCCATTCATGAATAGGAGCTTTAAGTTTGAAAGCTTTCAAAAATGATTTTCGTGCAAATGAATGTTGCTTCCAGATGAACTCATCACCATGCTTAAATAGTAAACCGACACTTGCAAAGTCTCGGATGCTCGCATAGTCAAACCCAGCAACACATGATCGACCTTTCAAATCGATAGCAGGAGACCGTAGACAAGCTACTAACTTATCCCGAGAGGTTACATCTTTCTCAAGGTCCGCTTCAGGAAGGTTCATTCGTTTTGTCATGAACTCCTGACGGCCAGACGGCTCCAACTCAAGGTCATCATAGTCAGCCTTGGTTCTCGCAAGAAGCCTTTTGGCGTAAGGAGTGTTTTCATCTAACATCGGATTTGCTTTTGGCCAGTTCTTCATATCATCCACCTCATCCGCACTGTCTAGCTTGCAGATGAAAGGGAATAGCCTGAAATCATCAACTTCTCCATTCAAGATTTGCATAGACTTCTCTATCAACTTGTCGTAAAATCCCTCACGCACATATCCATTCGTCCCGTTGTAAAAAGTCCGAGCATGAGCAATCTTACCAAGACCGGACCTTTGAACCTTCACAGCCTTGTCATCTTCAAACTGGTGAATCTCGTCAAACTCAAGACAGCCATCACGAGCAGAGTCCATAGTCTTCGGATTATTCGTCCGAAAAGAAAAGACCGAGTTGTTAGCTCGACCTGTGATAGACATTTTAGTTAGATAGAAATGGTCCTCAAGACCACGCCTTTGGATGGTCTCATAAACTTCCTCAAATGACACCTTACCCTGTTTCTCAGAGTTAGCGGTGATAGTTACATCATAATCTCTGATAGGGTAGATAGGACTGATAAAGAACGAAGACCTGGCAGACATGAAACCATTCTTACCACCACCACGAGCAAGAGTGTATAGATACTCGTCAAAGTGTGGCTCCCCGTCTTCCTTCCGAAAAAGAAAAATGAACGGAGTCAAGAAAAGCTGGTATTTCGCTAGAGGAAAAAAGTTCTTTTCCGTAAACCGAATGAATTTCTCAATCAGGTCATTATCAAAATATAAATCATCACGAGGGTAGATTTTCTCTTTGATGATTTTAAACAGCAACTTTCTTTCTTTGTTGACGATGATTTCTCCACGCTCAGCCATTTTGATATAGTCATCAACCAACGGATGAGAAATCATAACAGATCACTTCCAGACGTCGGTTTCTCAACAGGAGAATTTTCCACCTCAAAATCAAACGACCGCTCAATAGCCAAAAGCTGATTACTGGTTGTGTTGATTTCCTTGATGAGAGAATTCGCTTTTTGGAATCTTTGTTGCCCATTGTGAACTGTGATGACCAATCCGTCTTCATGAAGTTTGGCTTTCAGCTCATAGAGCAGTCTGACGAGATAAAGATAACGATTCACTTTTTCGTACTGGATCGCATCCTTTTTTCTAGGACTAAAATAGCCGATTTTAGAAAGTAGCTGATTTTCTAATTCTTTTATATTTTTTTCTGAGTATTCTTCCATTACCCCCCACCCCCTTTAATTTTTGGTTAAAAATTTGGACAGTCGAGTGCAGACCGCTTACCGACATCTTTGAAAATTTCCGATTTTTTTGACCGGGGGGTATTTAATATTTGTTCACCTAACCCCACCATTCATCTTTTCTGAAATTTCTGTCATTCTTATCAAAGCGATCATGTCTCTTATTATGACATGCTTTGCACAATGTTCGTAGATTATCGATATCAAGTGCAAACTCTGGATAGAACTCTAGCTCCTTTATGTGGTCAATCTCTAGGTTCTCTCTCGTGACTTTTCCTTCGTTTTTGCACCAAACACATTCGTTGTGATCACGTTCGAGTACTAACTTACGAAGCGCTCTCCATTCACTTGAATTGTAAAACTGGTTGCGTTCTTCTCGAGTTGAAACTTCAATCTTCAATGAATCATCCTCGCGATTTCATATAGTCCATCTTTGCCTTTTATCTTCTCAATTCATTCTCTTAGCAAACCTAACATACTTTTGTAAACCTCTCTAATTTCGCTCTCTCAATTCCTTGTTTTACATATTCTAATGAATTCGCTACATGAGTTTTAACTCAGATTTATCAAGCGTTTATCCTGCATACATAAAATGAAATCATTATAACCTCAAAACAATGAATTGATAGTAAAATAAAAAAATTAAAAGCCTTGAAACTTCGTCATGGCTCTGTCTTGTGAATCTTGGTTTTTACCGATATATCGTAGTGAAATGCTCTGGCTTGAATGGTTCAGTAGATCCATTATCAGAGCAACATCCTTTGTTTGCTCATACATGAATAAACCAAACGTCTTTCTCATTGAGTGAGTCGCTATATTTTCCAGACCAACTTCTTCAGCAGCTCTTTTGATAATCTTGTAAGCTGTGTTAGGTTTGATATGCTGATGTTTTCCGTTCCTGCTTGGAAAAAGGAAATCTTCATCTTTCTTGTCTTTGATGTACTGCCTCATTGCATTCTTGAATTTCTTCGGCATCTTTCGTTTAGTTGGCTTGTCTGTCTTTTCATCGACGATTTGGACATGCCAGCCTTTAACGTGCTTTACTTTCAATTTAACAATATCGCCAATACGAAAACCCAGATTAACACCAGACAAGAAGAGCATGAGGTTACGTTGTCTATCTGACTCTTTGACTGCGCTATGCAACGTCAGCCATTCAATCATAAGCTGAACATCATCTCTATTTCTGATTGGTTCAACAACTACCACATATCCTCACCTCCTTTTTAGTGCACAAAAAAAGCAGAGGTTTTCTCTCTGCTATTCTTCATGATACTAATTTACCACTTTAAAATTATCATTTGCTATCATTCTTATCATATTTTTTAGATAATTTTAGCAATGCTTTATGTTTTGCACGTTGAACAGTAGCTTGACTGCAATTTAGCTTGATTTGAATCTCTTTCCAGGAAAGCCCATCAATATACAGTAGACGCATCACAATATTTTCCACTGGATCATCGAGTGATTCAATAGCTTGCACAAGATCGTCGCGCTCCTTGTATAAGCCTTGAATTTCTCGATAGAGCTGATCTGACTTATCAATAATCAATACATTCAATTCTTCAGGCTGATTCTTATTGCTTTTTGATTTGGGCATATTATCAAACACTTGTCCTTTTAAAATGCCTGATTTCAAACTGATGATTTCCTGGTGCTTTGACTTCGCTTTGATATCAATATAAGGCAGAGCCTTCAATCTTTTTTTGATGTCTATTGCCAAACCTTACCTCCTTCCTAAAGAACTATTTTGTTAAATTCCTCTAGACAAATGCTCGACCAAATGAAACAATCGATTTCTAAAAGCCTCTCACTCCCCATTTTTTCAATTCTTTGATAAAGCCTGATTTTAAATAATGCTTGCTTTTCTTTCGAAAACCTGGTTCCTTTTACTGGTAGCGTTGCTATAAACGATAATGTTTCGCCATAAGCACGAATTACACATTTTGCTAATATCTCACTGTTTTCACCTTTTCTAACAACAATTGACACATTAATTGGTTCGTAATTTAAAACCTCAGCGAATTTGACTCTATCTTGTTTGTTGTTTGTCTTTCGAGCGCCTGAATATGGATATTTTTTAGGTTTCATTGCCTGTCCTTTCAAATAATTTTTCCTTCAAAGACTAATGTGATTGTCCCTGTACCATCTCTGTGCTTTGATACCAAAGCACGACAATCTGACCCAAACTCAACACCTTCAACAGTAATGCTATTTTTAGGTTTATCAACATTGATGATTACTCCGTTTGATGTTTTAATTCTCATGTTCCATCTCCTCAATCAGCCAATCAAGATTCTTGTGAGCCTTCTTCAAATCTTCAAGACCGTTTTTCTTTTGGAAGCGCAACTGATATTTCAAAGCATTTCCAAGATAAAAGCCTTTCAGTTGTTCTGGTGTCATGAAATTTCTTAAAGCATCGATAGATTGCATGCCATACCGACCTTGGTAATGACTTGGGTTGTTTACGTTATCAATTATTTCTGGGTTCATTTCTTCTCCTCCAAAAGTTCTGGGTTTTCGTAGATGTTGCCGATGATTTCAAGGCTATCAGCAATCTCTTTAGCATCCTCTTCAAATTCCTCTAAAATGGCACAGTCTGCAATAAATTCAACCTTGCCTTTTTTCTCCACATAAAAACCTAGCGTGTTATGTCTCTTCATACACATAACATCTGGACCATTTGTAATAATATCCCCCTCAAAGATTTCCTTTCCGTTTTTGTCTCTGAGTCCTGTTGATTGCATGATGATAACGTCTTCCCCGTTTCGCTCATCTTCAAATTTTAACGGAACTGATGTAGAACCATCGCTAAACTTCCCTATGATTTCCTTTCTGACAAATGAAATCATCAGTATTTCATTAATCATTTCTTCTGCTAACACATACCACGCTCTATATTTCGGTATCATGCTAAATCCTCCTCTTTCACGAAACTTCCGTCAATCCAGCGACCTTTACGGTCTTTGATTTCTTGATAAGCCAGTTCAAAACATTCTTCAAAATCATATCCGAGTGCGGTGCTTAGCGATTTTAACCATCGGATTGTACGTATCAGACTTAATTTGCGAAAATCTTTAGAAAACGACTCTCGGTAAATCTGAAAATCGCTTATATTTCTACTTAAATGACTAAAACATGTCATTAAATCTCTATCATTTTCCGATGTTTTAAAAATCTGATTGACATCCTCCTTAATCAGTAAGGCCAGACCAACAATCACGACTGCACAGTCTCCGATACTGTCCTTGGTTAACTGCTCATTATTTTTGAGATAGCCTGCACATAACTCTCCGAACTCTTCGCTAAGTTTTAATGACTGCTTATCTAGTCGTCCACCGTTTTCAAGGTCACGGTCAATAAACCATTGTTTTACATTTTGTAGTGTGTTCATTCTTTTTTGTTCTCCTTATCCAAAATCCATGCAATATAGACACAAATCAGAGCAAGTATTATGGAATCCGGCAAATCCCCTCTCGCTTCACCTAAAATAATAATTTCAAGTATCTTCCAGAGACAGTCCAATACAATAAAATGGATAAATTGGGTTAAGAAAAAGTTATACTTCCCATTAATTCGAACTTTCATAACCTCACCTCATCTCCAACTTTCACCGTATCATACACTTCCTTCGTGACCACGAAAACACCGTAGTCACGAATCGTAAGCGTGTATAGCTTGCCATGTCGTCCTTTTTCAACGACCTTACCGAATATCTCAGCGCCTTGATTATCAGCTTTATAGACGATAATCGGGCGCTTTTCTTCTAGTTTTTTAATGTGGACGCTCTGCCAAATATTTAATCCAGCAAATAATAAAATCCATATTGCGATAAATCGTTTCATGTCTCCTCCTCAAAATAAAATTTACCATTAAAAGGCTTGATTTCAATAATTCCATAATCTAGTCCAAGCCTTACAATAAAAGGTTTAACGATTCTTTCGTGCAAGGTAGACATCTGCTCTCTAAATTCTTCTAACAAAAAAGTAGATTTGTAGAAATTACATTGATAACAAGCAGGCATATAGTTTTCAAAACTATCTTCTCCGCCTCGATAATGAGGATGCAAATGATCCACTCTCAAAGTTTTCAAATCCAAAATCTTGCCACAGTAAGCACAGTGACCGCCATATTTATCTAGAACTTTTTGTCTAGTAGTTTTAGATATGCTTTTCCGTTTCAATCTGTGACCTCCTTACTTTTCAAGCTTTTCGATTTCACGTTCAACTAATTCTTTACGTTTTTGTAATTCTTCTAGTTTTTGAGCATCTAATGCCCTCTTGATGATTTCAAGTTGTTCAATATCCATCCGAAATTTATCCAGAGAGTCAACTTTGCGAGCATATTCGCTGAAATTATTGCCCCAATCGTAACTTTCCCATCCGAATTCACGACTGAGTTCCTGTTGTAAATCATTATATTTTCTTCTCAAGTCGTTATTAACCATTCTTTGTAGATTTAAAATGTAAAATGTCATAGCTGAAATTAGTAAGCAAGCTATAAACATTCCCAAAAACATTAAATTTTCCATTTACTCCACCTCCTCGATCTCAATACCTGGGCAATCGAACACCCAACCCATGGCATTTTCTTCTAAATCAGTTTTAGTATGATGTTCTGAGTAGAATACCCCATCGTAGCTAGAGAAAATATAATTCTCGTTTTCAGTGTGATAGTACAACTTCTGTCCACTTGATTTCAGAGTTATAATATATCTTTTCTCTTCCTCGACCTCGTAGCCGTCAAGCCAAGCGCGAGCGAAGAGGTTTTGGTTGTTACTTTTTCTAACCCATGAAATAAGTTTGTCACTTTTATTATACTGTTTCAAAAAATCTGGATTCATAGCAGTATATAACCCTATTGCCAAATTTTCTTTACAAACCTCAATCCAATCCGCTACAAACTGCGGTACTTTGACTTTCTGCGGTTCGTCTAGTTGTTTGATTGATTCCAATATCCAATTTCTATTAATTGTGATTGTATCTGCGATAGGCCCCTCTGTATAAGGCAAAACCTCAATACGTTTAATCAATTCCTGCTTATTCATCTTCCACCTCCTCAATCTCAATCCCAGGACAATCGAATACCCATCCGAATCCAGCTTCTTCTAGTTCTTTGCGGGTATGGTGTGATTTAGAAAAATACATATTTTCTTTAGTAGAAAAAACCCACATATTCTTATCTTTAACGTAATTCAAATAGTTGTAGATTTTCTGTAATTCTTTCATTTTCACCAAATACCGCTTCTCCTTCTCGACCTCGTAGCCGAAAATCCAAGCGAGTGCGAAGAGTTCGGAGTTGTCCCAATACCATTCTGCAACTCTGTCAGACATACTTGCGTCTATTGAGTAGGACAGTGTATGCCCCAGTTTTTTCTGTTCTGCAATAAAATCCGCTACAAACTGCGGGATTGTGACTTTATGCGGTTCGTCTAGTTTAGAAACAAGTTCTATTGCCGCGTCTATCTCAATATATTCTGCTTTGTTGCCAAAAATATTTTTTAAGCATTCTATCCGTTCAATCAATTCCTGCTTATTCATCTTCCAAGTCCTCCATTTCTACTCCTAATTCAACAAGTTCTTGCTTTAGCATCTCGATTCGATTCTGGATGGTTTCTGTGATTAGACCAGACAATATCTCATCTGCTTTGATTTCTTTTTTTAAAAATCCATAAGCCGTTTTAAGAATATAATTAGTCTCTTTCTTTGTAATAATAAGCTCATCCCAACACTTGTGTTTAACCTCTAAGAAATATTTGTACTCTTTAATCAAATGAATGATATATCTAGCTTTGTTTACGTCTTCAAGCTTCATCTTTACTAACTCCAACTTATTTTCTAAAAATCCAGCTCTTGCCCCTCATGGCTCAAAGACACAAGAGCTAGCAAATTCTTTATACGCCATTCGTCTAAGTCTGACGCATATTCTAGCTCGCTTTTAACGTGGTTCGCGGCACGTTGATTTTGTCGCTAAGTAATAGCAATCTA